AATTCATCATCAAGCAAGTCAATGTTTGGATATTCAATCGAACAGGGTTTCCTATAGGTTCATTCAAGACACGGACTTTTCCCTGTTCATCCCATGTTAAAGCAAAGACGCCATTATTCCAAGGAGCGACAGGATCTTCAATGATGAAATGAAAAGCATCAGCTGTTCCAACAAACGGAAACCGTTGAAGGAATTCTTTTACATCAACGATCCGAGCCATAAAATATGGTTCGATCTGCTCTTTGATCTGACTATCTTCAATCAAAAATGCTAAAGGCTCATTTTTATAAATATCTCCATGTACCCAGTAGATCATGGAAAAATGTGCGGAAATAAAGTTCCATAAGCCATTTCGAGCTTCTTGATCAAGATAGAACATTTCTTTTACGTGAAATATTTCTTCAGCTACCCAGTAGAATAGAACACCTCTTGGTTCATGGTTGCTATCGTAGTAGACAGCGGCTGTGCGCTCATCTTCATTTTCGAAACGCCAATACTCTTCCCAATGAAAATCACTGCGGAATAAAGCACCATGGTTTTGTTGGGCAAATTTGTCATAAACGGAAAATACGTCTGGATTATCAACTGGTAATCGCTCAACCATACCACTTACTGGGATTTGTTTAGGTAGCTGTGTATCTCTGATTTTAAAGGAAAGTTTATCAGACATGATTTCCCATCCTTTACGCCGATAGTAGGGGATACTGTAAGGATACAAATAAGAGATCCATTGCTTATTCTTGCGCATATTATCCAATGCAACGATAATTAGATCTTGCATCAATCCATGGTTAGCATATTCTGGATAAGTTCCAACTCCAGTCACACCACCCATTTTATAACGTGCACCGTGAATATTGACTTCACAAGGATAGATAGCGATTTGAGAGATCAGTTTATTTTCGTGGAACCATCCGAACACTTTCGATACTTCCAAAATCGGTTTTTTGGAACGTATAAAAGCTCGTTTATTCTCAAACCCGCTTTCCTCGATATCTGCTTCAGTCACTTGGAACACATAGGAAAGCAATTCATTGAATTGATCGATATGTTCTTGAGTGACCGGTTTTAATTCAAGATTTTCTCTAAAATCTTTTTGATCCATTTTTTCATCTCCATTTATTAGCTTGATAACAGTATAGCAAAATTCTACAAAAAAAACTTCTATAGCTGACTAATTAAAAACTCTTTAAATTACTGCTTTTCGTTGGTATAATGGAAAGTGCTGATTATATGAAAAGAGGAGACGCTATGGATATAAAGAAAATGAAAGAACGCCAAGAGCAGATTCGTAATTTTTCGATCATCGCTCATATCGACCATGGGAAATCTACATTGGCCGATCGTATTTTAGAAATGACGCACACTGTGACGTCTCGCGAAATGCAAGATCAGCTGTTAGACTCGATGGATTTGGAACGTGAACGTGGAATCACGATTAAATTAAATGCTGTAGAACTCAATTACACAGCGAAAAATGGAGAAACATATATCTTTCACTTGATTGACACCCCAGGGCACGTCGACTTCACCTATGAAGTCTCTCGAAGCCTTGCTGCCTGTGAGGGTGCCGTTTTAGTGGTTGATGCAGCACAAGGAATCGAAGCCCAAACATTGGCCAATGTTTATTTAGCCTTAGACAATGATTTGGAGATCCTGCCAGTCATCAATAAAATCGACCTACCCGCAGCAGATCCCGAACGTGTCCGTCAAGAAATCGAAGACGTAATCGGAATTGATGCTAGTGAAGCTGTATTAGCTAGTGCCAAATCAGGGATTGGGATTGAAGATATTCTCGAGCAGATCGTGGAATATGTTCCTGCACCAAGTGGAGACTTAGATGCACCGCTAAAAGCTTTGATCTTTGACTCTATTTATGATAGTTACCGCGGCGTTGTTCTAAATGTCCGAATCACGGACGGTATGGTCAAACCCGGAGACAAAATCAAACTGATGAGTAATGGAAAAACATTTGATGTTACAGAGGTCGGGGTCTTCTCGCCAAAAGCAGTTGCTAGAGACTTTTTGATGGTCGGTGATGTCGGTTATATCACAGCAAGTATCAAAACTGTCCAAGATACACGAGTAGGGGATACAGTAACGTTAGCAGACAATCCTGCCGCTGAAGCTTTACCAGGTTACCGAAAAATGAATCCGATGGTTTATTGTGGTCTTTATCCAATTGATACTTCTCGTTACAACGATTTGCGGGAAGCTTTAGAAAAACTGCAATTGAATGATGCTGCTTTACAATTCGAACCAGAAACCTCTCAAGCATTAGGTTTTGGGTTCCGCTGTGGATTCCTCGGACTTCTTCATATGGATGTCGTCCAAGAACGCTTGGAACGGGAATTCAATCTAGAATTGATCACGACTGCACCATCCGTTATTTACCATGTTAATAAAACGGATGGTACGACTGCTACAGTAGATAACCCGGCAGATTTTCCTGAACCTGTAACGATCCAGGATGTAGAAGAACCATTCGTCAAAGCACAGATCATGGTCCCAAATGATTTTGTCGGTGCAGTAATGGAACTTTCTCAACGAAAACGGGGAGAATTCATTACGATGGATTATTTAGATGATTACCGAGTAAATGTCGTCTATAATATTCCGCTTTCTGAAATTGTCTTTGACTTTTTCGACAAATTGAAATCAAGCACGAAAGGCTATGCCTCATTGGATTATGAAATGTCTGGTTATCAAAAAAGCAAGTTAGTGAAGATGGATATCTTGCTGAATGGAGAAAAAGTCGATGCATTAAGCTTTATCGTTCACCGAGACTTTGCCTATGAACGTGGAAAAGCAATCGTTGAAAAACTGAAAAAACTAATCCCACGCCAACAATTTGAGGTGCCAATCCAAGCAGCTATTGGACAAAAAATCGTTGCCCGTTCAGACATCAAAGCCTTGCGTAAAAACGTCTTGGCTAAATGTTATGGTGGAGATGTTTCTCGTAAACGTAAACTCTTAGAGAAACAAAAAGAAGGGAAGAAGCGGATGAAACAAATCGGCTCAGTCGAAGTTCCGCAAGAAGCCTTCATGGCTGTTCTGAAAATGGATGAAGAAGAAAGTAAGAAGTAGCAAGGTTTGTTTGAAAACAGTGTAAAAAATAAACCATGTTTACATGGATTTGCCACCGGTTTGCCACCGGTGGTTTTTTTCGGTGGCAAAAATCAAGAATTCTTTCTAAGATTTTCCATGATATCGACCGTTTGATTTCTCATCTTATCTGTTACATGCGAGTAAGTATCCATCGTAATTGAAATTCTGCTGTGGCCCAATCGTTCAGAGATTTCTTTCATTTTTGCGCCATTTTCGAGAAGAAGTGTAGCATGAGTATGTCTGAGAGAATGGAAGTTAAAAGAGAGGGAGAGTGCATTCGATATCCTTCTAGTATTCCATTTCACTACACTTGGCGTAACTAGCCCACCGTCTTCCTTTGTACATACTGCATTTGAATCAATGTAGAGCTTTCCATACTTCATTCGATTTTCTAATTGTTGTTTCTTATGTTTTTTCAGAATTGCTAGCAAGGTTTGTCCAATAAAAATCGTTCGATTGGAACTGCTTGTCTTTGGTGTACCATATACCCATGCGCCATCATTCTTTACCATTTGTTTCTCTACAGTAATTGTTCCATTTGAAAAATCGACATTATCCCACGTCAGACCACAAACTTCGCCAACGCGCATTCCCGTATAAAATCCAATATTCAAAGGAATATAGAAAGGATGGCCTTCAGGAGTGATTTCTAGCATATGATCAAAGTCCTCAAGAGAAATGATCTTTAGATCTTTTTTAGTCGTTGGTCGTTCTTCGTATTTTGGTATCTTTACATACAGCATAGGATTTTGCTTGATTAACCCCCAAGGATAAACCGCCATATTCAGCGCATTCTTAAGGACAGAGTGAGTAATAGTCATTGTTTTCTTCGAGTAACCCTTTTTAAATTCAGCATTGATGAAATTTTGTAAAAGAGCAGGGGAGAGATCCGTAAGTTTTTTCTTTCCTAAATAACCATCTATATGATTTTTGATGGTAAATCGGTAGTTTTCATAGGTATTGTATTTTAGATTTAGTTTAACGTATTCCTCCATCCAAAAATCAAGGTATTGTTTTACTCGAGTATCCGTACCTAAAAAGTATTGTCCTGTTTCGTCAATATCTGATAAAACTTTTCGTAAAGCAGCTTCGGCCTCTGGTCGGGTGTCTCCGCCAACTTTCTCCACTTTTTTTCTTGAGCCATCATCATTAATATCTTCAAAATAATAATACCAACGTTTTCCACGTTTTCTCACACCGCCACGCATAAAATCAGTCCTTTCATATTGCTATGTCATTAGTACGATAGTTAAATTCTTTTGGTACATATAGAGAGGGAATAGATGTAAAATCCGTATTTTCAATAGAAGTATACGAACTTATGTTCTTTTGCGTTTAAAAAGAAAAGCCCGAAGGCTGATCTTAAACTATTACAATGCAACTAATTAGGGACGAGCGTATTGATTCCCTCGAGGGGCACGACTATACCCAGCATTATCAGCATCTATTTGAGTCATGTATTGATAATTATTTGGATTTGTAACACGAGAATAGTACTTTCCACTATCTGAACGAGCGAAAACCATACCATTTGCAGCGATAGACCACTGGCCATCAACAGTGTATGAATTATTTTGTTGTTCAGCTTGACGTTGAGCTTCAGTAGCTTGCTGTTCTTGAGCCTGACGCTGAGCTTCAGCAGCTTGTTGCTTTTGTCGTTCTGCTTCAGCTGCCTCATTAGATTTTATAGTTGAATCAACATTGACTAAGCGATTTAATAATTCTTGGTTTCCACCAGGTATAGATTGAATAGCTGATAATGCTGCATTGTAGTTATCTCTAGTTGGATTAGCTTCAGCTTGTTCCAGAATGGTTTTAGCTGTTGAAGTTTTTTGATTAATTTCTTCTTGGCGTTTTTTCTCAGCTTCTTTAGCTTTTTGTTCTTCTTGGCGTTTTTTCTCAGCTTCTTTAGCTTTTTGTTCTTCTTGGTGCTTTTTTTCAGCCTCTTCTTTAGCTTTTTGTTCTTCGGCCTTTTTCTTTTTAGCTAATTCTTTAGCCTTTTTTTCATCTTTTTCTCGGCTTTCAGAAGAGACAGATACACTAGAAGATGAAGATTTAGCGTCTTTGTGTACATCTGCTTGTCCAGTTGTTGGTGGAGCAAGAGCCCCTCCGATTACCATAACTATAAAAGCTACTAGAATTCCAATACTAATCTTTTTCTTTGAACGTTTCTTCTTGGAGAAAAAAGAATATACTAAAAAACATACTCCAAATAGAAAACCAAAGAACCCAACTAAAATTAAAAACGTACTCATTTATTCCTCCTTGTTGAATATATCACTGGGTAAATCAAGTATTTACTCCCACTTGAAGGCAGGTAGTGATAGTCGCCCTTAATAAAGCCTTAACAAAAAGAAAGCCGGAAGGCCAACCTTTTTTAATTAGTAGGGATAGTTTTTTCAAAACTTCCATTATCCATAAAATCTTTCATGATAATAGGAGAACCTGGATAAATAATTTCTACACCAACAACTGCATCAACAGTAGCATCAGGCTTAACATCTGTATCGCCCATCTTTACAAGATCTGGTTTGTAGTCTTGAGGGAACAAGCCATTTGCTCCATTCAATGGTTCTTCAGTTTTATCTGTTTCCTGTATAGGTTTGATTGATGTAGCGAATGCCATCCAAGGACTTTGAGCTTTGTCAGATTTATTAGTATATTGAATTTCAATAGCTAATATTTTTTTATTTGGATCATATTGGCTAGATAATTCTTCAGTGTTTTTTATTACAATCTTTGATGAATCGTCTTCAAAAGTTGTATCACTTGTAGATTTTTCTTCAGTACTTGAATCCATAGAGTTGCTGCTCTCTAAAGTAACCATTGTAGAAGTATTAATAGTCGTTTTTTTAGGCACATCAGAGTTTGAATCGTTGTTACCACAAGCACCTAATGTGATACTAGAAAACAAGATTAATCCTAACCCAACTATTTTTTTCATATTTTCCTCCAAAAAATAAAATAATTTACTCCCACTTGAAGGCAGGTAGTGATAGTCGCCAATTTTAATTTAAAAATCTGTACACGTTTTCAGGTAGCCCATACAAATTTGTTAATTCCTCAACTTTTCTAGGGTATTGATCGTTGTCTTCTTTATAAAGAGAAACAATGAGATTAGCAGCAAAGCAATTCGCTTCGCTTTCTGATTTGCTTCTGGATGTTCGTGTGGATACATAATAGCTAGATAACCCACGATGAAAGATGGCGTGACCAAGTTCATGAGCACAAATATAAAATCTTTCCTCAGAATCCTTTAATTCATCATTCAGTAGGATGACAGCACGACCTAAAATCTCTTGGAATTGACCTTTAGGATCATCAATAAAAGGAACATATTCAATTTGAATGTCCATTTTTTCACAGATATAAAATGGATTAGCGGATTGATACTTCCGCTTTAGGTTCTCAACTAAATTGATAACATCCAATTCCATACCCAATCACTTCTCTTTGTCCTTGTCTTCTTTTTTGAATTTCCAAAACATGCCTGCTAAAACATCTCTGACTCTTTGAAGCTGTTCGGGTGTTAAAGTTTCGCCTCCATAAGCCATGTTAGCATTTGATTCAAGTAGTTTATCAAGTTCAATTATATCTTCTTTAGTCGCCCATTCTGGAGTTTTATGATTACTTAATAGATAGTCAGTACTAACGTTAAATAGATGAGCTAATTTAGTTAGTGCTTCTGAATTAGGTTCTGCACGACCTACTTCCCAACTTCCTATAGTTTGTTGGGACACGCTCATTTTTTTTGCTAGTTCTGCTTGGGTCCAGCCATGTTGCTTTCTTAACTCTTTGATTCGATCTTTTAACACAGCAAGTCCTCCTTTTAATAAAATTATATACTACAAAGCGTAGTCGGTACAACGAAATTTAGTTAATACAAAAAAAAGTAGTAATAATAGTTGACTTACTAAATTTTGTAGTATATTATAACTACATAAGGTAGTAAAAGAGAGGTGGAAATGTATGGAAAACAAAATGGGACAAATAAGATCTAGAAAAGGGATCTCTCAATCTCAACTAGCGTCTTTATTAAAAGTATCCCAAAAAACAATCAGTTCTTGGGAGGTAGGACGTACCTTGCCTAAGCCTTCCCAGATGCAACATCTAGAAGATATTTTTCATGTTCCTAAAGAAAAAATTTTTTTTATGGCTTTTAACTACAAAAATGAGTTAAAAACAAGGGGGACTTCCAAATGACACGACAAGAAAAAATAAACATCGTACTTGATGCTAGGCCTAGACTAGTCCACATCATCAAATGTGCAAATGATGATCAACTCGATCGTCTAGTTGAAGAAGTCCAAAAAGAGCTTGAACGTGAATTAGACGAAGCAGCTTTCGTTTGATTCTTTAAATTAATAGTATAAAAAAATTGCTCGTATTGATATACGGGCGAATAAGAATATGAGGTGTTTAAACTGTTAAAAAAATCAAGTGTTATTCGAGAATCGTTAGTCGAAGTAATTAATAAGAGTGGTGAGACCAAAAAGGAAATAGCAAGACAAATCAACGTCTCTCAACAGTCATTAAGCGATTGGACAACATTGCTTAATACGAAGCCCGTGACGTTGGAAAATGCTCAGGCGTTAACGGATCATTTTAGAGATTCAGATTTCACTCTTCAAGTGATTCATGAGTTCTTTGGTTTATTCAAATCAATTGATGGTGATGTTTATAGAAGAGACCCGTCTTCATTAGACAAGTTGCAAATGATTGAATCAGATGAGCGGAAACAGAAGAAGCAAGAAGTAGAAAAAATTCTTCTTAAACAAGTAAATTACTTAACTGTTGATGATCGTCAACAAATCATTGCATATGCTTATGAATTTTTAGATGAAATCATGGTGGAAGTAACACTAATAAGTGCATTATGCGAAATACTTGGAATCGATATTCGCAAGCTTAGTGAGGAACGGCTGTCGTACTGGGTAGCACAAGGATATATGAAAGGATGATGGAAATGGAAACATTGGAAAATATTTTTCCAAAAAAAGTTGTCTTGAAGCGCAACAATAAAAGAAACATTGAAAAATTAACATACTCAGTTACTGAAGCGGCATTAGCTATAACAACAAATCCTCAAAATGTTAAAGATTTGATTGAGATGGGATACATCGGTTTTTTGAAACTCGGTGAAATTAGAATTCCTAAAACTGAAGTCGCTCGATTTTTAGAGAATCATATGAATGAAGATCTTGCTAGCGAAATTGCTAAATATAGAGAGGAGAGAAAGAAATGAAAACTGTATTTAAAATGACTGTCAAGAGCGCTTTGCTTATGAGCCTAGTAGCAATCGTACTGGCAAGTATTAATCCAGCATATGCACTTATTTATTGGGGAACCTTAGTAGCGGTTACTGCTGTAAGAGAAAGTTTCAAAATGCCAACACAAAAAAGACCGACCAGCGACGGCAATCGCTAATCGGCAACATATCAAAATAACTTATCTGTATTTTAGCATGAAAGGAAGGCTAAAACAATGAATGATTTTGGACAAGCACTGGATCAATATTTAACGACTCCTGAATGGGGCACGCCACATCAAGAGGAGGAAGACGATGAGTAAATCTACCTTAGAAATGAGCCGTCAAGAATGGCTTGAAGACCGCAAGAAAGGCATCGGAGGTTCTGATGTCGGAACGATTTTAGGATTGAATAAGTGGAAATCACCTTATCAACTCTGGCTAGAAAAAACAGGACAAGTCGTACTTGAAGAATCAGAAAATGAACCAGCTTATTGGGGCAATGTCTTAGAAGAAGTTGTTGCCAAAGAATTTCAAGAACGAACAGGCAAAAAAGTACGCAGAAGAAACCAAGTGTTTGAACATCCGTTACATCCATTTTTAAGAGCAAATATTGATCGTGACGTAGTAGGGGAAAACGCCATTCTTGAATGCAAAACAGCTAACCAATTTCTTGGTAAAGAGTGGGAAGGAGAAGAAGTCCCGCTTAGCTATCTCTGTCAGATTCAACATTATATGAATGTTTTGAACAAAGATTATTGTTATATCGCTGTGTTGATTGGCGGACAAAGATTCATTTGGAAGCGAATTGCGAGAGATCAAGAATTAATCGATACAATTACAGAACGCTTGGTTGAATTTTGGGAAACAAATGTAGTTGAAGGTATCGAGCCCGTAATTGACGGAAGTGAAGCGACTGCTGACTTCTTAAAAGAAAAATATGCAGATGTAGAAGAAAATCAAACAGCTCTACCATCACGTTTTGATGAACTTATCGAGCAAAAAAGAGAACTCAAGCGGACGAAAAAAGAAATTGAGTCAGCTATCCGTCAAGTAGACAACGAGATTATCAGCGAGCTAGGAAAACGTGAGGCAAGTATCGGCATTACAAAAAGGAACATCATCAGTTGGAAACTTGTTAGTACTAAACGCATGAACACGAAGAAATTAGCAGAGAAATATCCAGATATCGCAAGTGATGAAGAAATCTATAGCATTACTGAATCTAGAAGATTGACAGAAAAGGAGATTAAATAATGGAAAGATGTACCCGCTGTGGAAGCGAATTTAGAGAAACAACCTGGAGTTATTGTACGATTTGTGGATTACCACTGAAGGAGGAAAAGAACAATGGCAACAAATGAATCGTTAAAAAACCAATTGGCAGAAAAGCCACAGAAACAAGTTGCACCGGGACAGTTAGGGCTTAAAGCTCTAATGAATACACCAACAATGAGAAAGAAATTTGAAGAAGTACTTCATGACAATGCTAATGCTTTTATGTCGAATGTTATGACTCTTGTATCTAATGACAGTTATCTTGCAGATAGTGAACCAATGTCTATCATGAGTGGTGCGTTAACTGCTGCAACATTAAATCTTGGGCTAGATAAGAATTTAGGTTATGCATATTTAGTTCCATTCAATAGTAAAAACAAGCAAACAGGAAAATGGGAAAAGAAAGCTCAATTTATGCTTGGCTATAAAGGATATATCCAATTAGCCCAACGATCAGGTAAATACAAAGCATTAAATGTGATTGAAGTTTACGAAGGAGAACTAAAAAGCTGGAACCGACTGACAGAAGAGTTTGAGTTTGATCCAAATGGTAGAACATCTGATGAAGTCATTGGATATGTTGGCTATTTCGAGTTACTGAATGGATTCAAAAAAACTGTCTATTGGACCAAACAAGAAATCGAAGCTCATCGGATTGCTAACAATAAAGATCGCGATAAGACAAAGTTAAGTGGTGTGTGGGCATCTGATTACAATGCAATGGCACGAAAAACTGTTTTGAGAAATCTTCTTTCTAAATGGGGAATCTTGTCCATCGAAATGCAAGAAGCCACCACATCGGATGAGAGAGTCCAAAGGGTTCAAGAAGACGGCAGCATTATTGCTGAAACAGAAGTTGAAGAAGATATTCCTGAAAGAAAAGAAGCAGAGGTTATATCTGAAGAAAATGAAGATGTACAAACTGGATTATTTGATGCATCTAATCCGCCGTTAAACAAATAATGAGGGAGTTTTCTCCCTCAAATTACTAGAACGAAAGGAGGGACTCAATTGGATTACATCGGACAGCTTAATGCTTTTGACAATTGGCTTGAATATAACGAGCTTGGCGCTGGTCCCCAACTGCTTTGGTATAAGCTAATGGCTATAGCAAACAAAAGTGGATGGCAGAGCGAATTATCGATTGCCAATACAAGGCTACAAGCAATGACTAAAACGTCTGAAAAAACATTGATTAACAATCGTAATCAATTGATCCAAAACGGACTCCTTCAATATAAAAAGAGAGGTCGTACAAAAGCTGGAGTTTATATTCTTTCTGATCTAACTGGAAATTTTACAGTAAAAACTACAGTAGATAATACGGTAGAAAACTCCGCTACTGGAAATATTCCAGTAGATAGTAAAGTAAATCCGAAAGTAAATAGGGAAGTAAATCCTTCAGTAGATTCTACAGTAATTCCTTCAGCTTATATAAACAATACAAAACAAAACAAGACAAATAAAGAAGATGATATAGGCGTGTATGAGTTCATCCAAAAAAACTGGGGGAAAGCACCTACTGGACTTTTGCAAGGAGCATTAGGACCGATGATTAAAACTTGGGGAGCAGATATGATTCTCTTTGCTTTTAAATTAGCTTTCGAAAACAACGTTGAGATGCCAGGATTGAAAAAATACGTTGAAGCGATATTAAATTCATGGAGTAATCAAGGAATTAAGACAATGGAATCAGCAGAAAAAGCTCAAGAAGCTTTTAAGAACAAGAAAAAACAAAACTATCTTCCTAAACGTCAAAACAATGTACGGCGTGAAAAGTTGCCTGATTGGGTCAACAAACCTCAAGAAGAAAAGGCACTAGATCCTGATAAAAAAGCAGAATTAGAAGCCCGTTTTGCTGCTTATCAGGCTAAGAAGGAGGCGCTTCTTGAGAATGAATAAATATCGTAATCGAAAAACTATCCATCAAGGTATCAAGTTCGATTCTATCGCAGAAGCAGAGTACTACGATCTAGCCTTGTGGCAAGCGGAAGCGAACGGCTGGAAAGTGAAACTTCAAGAAAGATTTGAGCTGATGCCGAAATTTGAACTAGATGGAAAGAAGTATCGCAAGATCGAGTATATTCCTGACTTCACATTTTATAAAAACGGCAAGCTTGTCAAAGTCGTAGATGTTAAAGGAATGCAGACAAAAGACTTTAAGATCAAGGCGAAATTGTTTTGTCATAAATATCAAGTGCCGTTGATTTTAGCTAAAAAATATCGGAATACGTTCAAGGAAGAGCGTTTTTAACGAGGTGGTCCATCATGACAATAGAAGAAGTGATTCAAATGCGTATTCGAAGCCTTCAGCGTGAGATTGACGATCTGGAACGAACAAAGGCAGTGATGGTCAATGAAACGGCGAGGAAGGCAATCGATTTGCACATAGAGAATTTAAGAAGGGAAATCCATCGATTGGAGGAATGAGCGTGGATAAGAAAGCGGCTTGGCGAAAATTAATGTTGCTGATTCAAGATGAGAACTGGCAAGAAGATGAAGCAGTGGTTGCTGAAGTTCAGCGTCTAGAAAAGATTGCTAACGGACGTATACGAAAAAAGCCTGATAAGCGGAAACTTCGCAAAGGAAAAATCATCGTTGTTTTGTATGAAGGTAACATTTTGATGCAAGGAACGGCAAGAGAGTTGTCTGCAGAAACTGGATATACGAGCGGAACTATTCGGACATACGCGTGGCGGAATCACGTTGATAAAAAAGGACACGAATATAAGTATTTGGAGGAATTAGAATGAACAACAGACGTCGCAGAGTAACAAAACTAAAGAAGCAGGAACTGAATGTGCTAAAGGCAAAGTTTGAAAAAGAATACGGAGTTTCTGTAGAAGAAGCATATAAAGTGGCAAGTCAGTGTGTTGCAGATGCAAGTGACGCTATTCGAAAGTTTGGAATTTCAATATTAAATGATGATTGTAAATGGGAGGAAGAAGAATGAAACTAAAAGACGGATTTTACGCTAGTAGTCATGGTATCGGCGGTTTATTGCTAGATATGCCGACTAAGAACCCTAAAACACGCAAGAAATCAAAATTCAAAGTCGGTGACATGGTCCGCTGTGAAGCAGAAGAGTTCATCTATCCGTTTCGTGGATATGTAGAACATGTTTATAATCACTCAGCGATCATTCGCATTGAAAACACGATGGAATGTGACAAGTGGTTAGCGAAAAGCAAAGAGAATTTAGCTGTAGCGAGATTGGTGGATATGGAACTAATCAATGACAAATAAAAAAGCCGGATCGCTCCGACTGATTCAATAAATCCAACACATTTATTATATCACATAAAGGAGCGGTTTGACTTGATGCAATTGTTACGAGAGGTAGATTTCAAACAGACAAGATGTAATGCGAGAGATGTGCTGAAGAACTTTCGGCGTTTGGAGCGGATGGCAGGTCGCTCTTTGATAGATATTAAGTCGCCGATTATTACGGATATGCCGAAGGCGCCGAAGCACGGTAATAAGGAAGAAGACGCTATCATTCAGATGATGGATATAGAAGCGGAGAGAGATGCGATTCTAGCGGCTTTGATGGCTCTTAGTCTGATTAGTCGTCAGATACTCTACTACAGCTTCTGTGACGTAAATAAGCACTCTAATTATGAAATAGGTCAATTGATACGAGGATACGGAGAGAAGAATGTAGAGAAGTTGAAATCCATCGCGTTGATCGAATTTGCAGAAGCATATAAAAAAGGCTTATTAGTTAAGTATCGTTGATTTTGTAGGGTTTTTGTAGGGATAGTGTAGGGTTTTTGAGTGTTTTAACGTGATATTATGATAGTGTCGAAAGATTAGGAAAAAAACGCTAACTTACTAATGATTATCTCTCATTTTTTTGATATTATAAAATAAAAAAGGAAGATAATCATGGAAAATTTTAATGGTGGAAAAGTTATTAGTTTTATAAATATGAAGGGAGGGGTAAGCAAAACAACTCTGTGTAAAGAATTAGGATTATATTTGTTTCGAAAAAAAAAGAAAAAGATTCTATTTGTTGATGTTGATCCCCAAGCTAATTTAACACAATCCTTATTTGATAAATATCAATATTCACAAAAAGAAATGATTTATGAGAACGAGGAAGCTGCAAGTAAGTACACTGAATCAAATGCTAGTATTGAAAATATGATAAATAGAGGAGCGACTGCGGGACCATCTTATCACGATGTAGTTCAATGTTTAGATGATAAAGGATTATCTATTATTCCAGGAGAATTAGGAATTGATTTTTCGTTAAGGAACCTAAACAGTTCGACTTTAGAAAATAGTTTATATAATTTTATTAGAGACAATGAATTAAGGAAAATGTTTGACTATATTCTAGTTGACTGTCCGCCAACTTATTCTTCTTATACGGTACTTGCGCTTAAACCTTCGGACTTTTATTTAATTCCTGTTAGACCTGAGGCGTATTCTATTCTAGGAATTGATTTATTGTTGCAAGTAGTTCAATACATCCAAAGTGAACATGATACTTTTTTTGCGCTTAAACCTTTAAAGAATTTAGGATTAATATTCACGAATATTGAATTAACTCCATCACAAGGTGTTGAAAACTTAATTAAAGAAATAAAAACTAGTAATACTATAAGTGAATGGGACATATCAATATTTGATAATTACTTTGAACGGAATACGCAATTACCAAAAGATATTGGATACTTTATTGTAGATAGTAATAGCGAAATTTCTAAAAGAAATCTGTCTTTAATAGCGGATGAATTTTTAAATAAAATTGAGTTAGGAAATTGATCTAAGGAGGGATGAAATGGATAAAGAACTTTTTTATATTAAAACATTTATTAACAAAATAGATACTAAAACTGTTGAGTTATTGAAAATAAATCTTTATGGAGCTATCTCATATTTAATCCTTTCCAAAGAAATATTCAAGAAAAATAAAGATATATCATTATTCTTAAACATTATTGATATATCTGTTAAAGATTATGTGATGAAAAGCAGAACTTTGCTTCTTTCAAGAATTATCAGAGAACTAGAGAAAATGGATATAGAACAGTTAAAAGAAGTATATAAAAAAACGCTGAATTACATTTTTACATTAGATGAGCCAGAAAGCATGAAAGTAAAAAACAGAAAGAAAAACTCTATAGACAGTGTATTAAAACAATTTAGTAGAGGTTCACAAAAATGAATCTAACAAATGAAATAGCAAAATATTTAGACTTTGTGTTAAAAAATTATCCTGAATGTACATTGTCTATGCTTATTAATAAAGACGATGAAAAATTTAATGATTATTTTAGTGTAATTAAGAATTCTATTCAAATATTATACCTGTTAGAATTATATGAAGAGCATGAAAAAATTTCTAGTACTAGTCAATTTTTTATATGTAAAATTAGGAAATCATATACTAGATTTATTTATCTTTATCCTTTAAATGAGTACTATTCAATAGAATCAATATTGAGGCAAGTTTCTGAGAACGTGTTAAGATTTTGCTTAACTATTCAAAGTAAGGATAAGTGTATTAATGATGTTCAAAATATGAAGTATAGAAATCTTTGGGAGAACAATCTGAAAAAAGGAACTCTTTATTCTTATAAAAGTAATATTATGAATTATTTTAATACTCAATTTAGAATAAGTTCGGATTATTTACATGACAAAAAAGAAATAGACCCAATGAAGTTTTTTGAATGTACTTTAAAACAGGAATTACCATACTCTAACGATAGAGCGACTAAATTTAATACTTATCTTAGAAACTTTATTTTAGAAGTAATTGTAAGTGAAACTAAAATTAATGAAAATGAAGATTATACTATTGCACAAAAGCATATAATAAAAGAGACAAAGAAAAGAATTCGTAAAAAAGAAGTTTTTCAATGTATGAAAAATTTGAAAGTTAGTGGTGAACAGTATTAATCATAGTAATTAAGAAATACAAACTTTTAAATATACTTAAGATCAGATCACTCTTTGAGTGGTCTTTTTATTTTACATAAAGGAGGCCACAAAATGAGAAATTACTGGTATGTGTCATTGACCAACGATTATCCAAGATGTAAAGATTGTCGTGATAAAAGAGTTGTTCAATCTGTTCAAATGAAAAGCAAATATTCTGTTATAGAGATGGTCAGAGAAGCCGAACCGAATGAAATTGATGCATGCCGTTTAGTCTATTGCGGTCATGGTTTCTATTCAGATAAACACATAAAGGAAAATCTTTCAAAGTATATTTAAGTACAATCAAGAAACTGAGAGGTGGTGAGAATGGTTGAACTAAAAAATAATAAACAAGAACAATTTGCAAAAGAATATCTAATTGATCTTAATGCAACGCAAGCGGCCATTCGAGCCGGATATTCCAGCAAAACTGCATATTCTCAAGGACAACGGTTGTTGAAAAATGTTGAAATTCAAACTCGTATTTCTGAATTAATGAATGAAAGAAGTCGTAGAACAGAAATAACTGCTGATCGTGTGATCCAAGAAATAGCTAAAATTGCTTTTTCGGACATCGGAGAATATATGACTTGGGATCAAGATGGAAATATAACCATGCTTTCAAGTGATAATTTAGATACGAGTGTAATTCAAGCTATAAAAAGTAATCGAACTTTACGACCGATTGGCGATGGAGAAGAAGTTATAGATTCATCTTTAGAAGTGAAGTTTCATCCTAAACTTAAAGCTCTTGAGTTGCTTTATAATCACGTTAATGGTTCAGACAAACTATCTAAGGCTCAGGTTAGAAAGGCAATTGCTGAAGCAAAAATAATTGAAAATAAAGCAGATAAGTTAACTGCTGGAGGAAAAGTCAATAATCTGCTTCAAGCTCTCTTAGATGTTAAATCTGGAGGTGATGGAAGTAATGGAACTGAAGTTTAGCCCGAAACAGATTAGTAATATTAATCAAGTGGTTCAAGGGATTACTTTTGAATTGAATGAAGGAACACCTCGTAGTGGGAAGACAACTTCCGATATTTTTAAAATGGCTGATTTTTATTTGAGATCCCCTGATCAAAACCATCTTGTAACTGCTTATAACCAGGAACAAGCTTATAGAATATTTATGGATGGAGATGGATTAGGCTTGGTTCATATATTTGATGGTTGTTCCGATATACGACACGATGAACATGGTGATCATCTGTTGTTATATGCTCCAAACGGTGAAAAGAAAATTTATTATAAAGGCGGAGGGAAGATAAACTCTGTTGGGGCTATCACGGGTATGTCTTTAGGAACGGTGACATTTCTCGAATTTAATCTATTGCACAAAGACTTTATCAATGAATGCTTTAGACGGACATTTGCCGCTGAATGGCGTTACCACTTAGGAGAACAGAACCCACCAGCGCCAAACCATCCTAATATTGAATTGCTTGAACGTTTTGAGAAGTCAGGACGTTTTTTATTTCGTCATTGGACACCGAACGACAATCCAATTTTAAGTGAGGAGCGAAAGAAAGAACTTTTTGATGAGCTTTCTAGTAGTGAATATCTTCTAGAACGTGACTGGTACGGACATCGAGTATTACCGCAAGGTGTTATCTATGCTATGTTTGGCAAGAACAACAAAGCTACCGAGATAAAGGGGAATATAATTGAAACTTTTTTTACTGCAGATGGTGGGCAAGCTGATGCTACGACTTGTGCTTTTTGGGTGGTTACTCATCACGAAGGAAAGTTTTATTTGTATCGTTTAGCTAACTACTATCATAGCGGAACTGAGACTGGAGAAACCAAGGCGATGTCTATATACGCTAAAGAAATCAAAAAGTTTGTCGAGTGGTGCTATACAAAATGGAAACATCTTCCTCGATGGAACTGGTTCTTTGTCGATCCAGCATGTAAAACACTAAGAACAGAACTGGATTTAATTGGTATTGAGACTGATAAAGCTGATAATAATAGTTCTGACAAAGTTTCGAGTAATGGATTGAAAATCGAAGTCGGCATTGAACGTCTCCAAAATACGATGACTAGTGGACAATTCATCATCTTGGAAAACGGCGAAGAATATGATCACTACAATTTTGAAAAAGAAATATCTATGTACGTAAGAAATGACAATGGATTACCGATTGATAAATATAATCACGCTCTCGATGAAGCGAGATATGGAAACAATTATTTCTACAAAACTTACATCGCCTAGAAAAGAGGTGGACGAATGTTCGATAAATTAAAAGCTTTGTTTAGGATTGGAGGTGCAAAAATAGGAATGGTTGAAACGTTGAATAGTATCACAGATCATCCAAAGATTGCTATGAGTGATAGCGAATTAAGTCGAATAAGGAACAATAAAGAAATTTATAGAAACGTTTATGGGGACATAGAATATATCAATAGTGATGGTTATAGGCAGACGCGTCCTTTTCACTCGTTGAACGTATCCAAAGTAGTGTCCAGAAAGTTATCTAAGCTAGTATTCAACGATGGATGCAACATCAGTTTGGATGATGAAAAAGCTGATGAATTTTTGCAGTTGGTATTTGCTGACAATAAATTCAGGAAAAACTTCGGAGAAGAGCTAGAGGCTGGTTATGCCATTGGCGGTTTAGCTTTGAGGCCTTACGTGGATACCAATTCAGGTAAAATCAAAATTTCGTTTTGTCGAGCTGATACATTTTTCCCTCTACAATCCAATACCAATGATATTTCAGAAGCAGCCATCGCTACTGTAACTCAGCAAGCCGAGGGACAAAAGACAATCTATTATACTTTGCTAGAATTTCATGAATGGGTTGACGGAAAGTACCGCATCAGAAACGAATTGTACCGATCTGAAGAACAAAAGCAAGTTGGTGTGAGGATTCCTCTCAACTCTTTAGAAAAGTATAAAAATCTGCAGGAGGAGACGATCTTAGATGGTTTTAGTCGTCCTCTTTTTGTGTATATAAAGCTAGCGGGTAAAAATAATATTAATTTAGATAGCCCACTAAGTTTGGGTGTGATCGACAACGCTAAGCGACAATTGGCAGATATCAATGAAAAATACGATGAGTTTATGTGGGAAATAGAAGAAGCTAGAAGAAAAATTTTAGCATCTGATCACTTTTTCAGAGTTAAATATGACAGCAATGGAAAACCAGTGAAGCGGTTTGACAGTAAAACATCTGTTTTTCAACGGCTTAAATCTGATGAACTTTTTATTGATGAATTCGCTCCATCATTGCGATCAACTGAATTTATAGCAAGTATCAATTTCATTTTGCGAATTATTGAGCTCCAGACAGGCTTTTCTAGCGGAACATTTAGTTTTGATGGCCAGTCTGTTAAAACAGCGACAGAGATAATTAGTGAAAACTCTGAAACTTTTTCTACTCGGTCAGATAATGTTCTTATTGTAGAAGAAGCGTTGAAAGAATTAATCACTACGATTTTTGAACTGGCTGCGGCGTACAAATTATTTAATCCTGTTAAAGAGTTAGGAATAAATATCGACTTCGACGATGGGGTTTTCCAATCGCAAGATGCAAAAGCTGATTACTATTCTAAACTAGTAACAGCGGGCTTAACATCTAAGCTAAATGCTATTCAAAAATTGACTGGGGCTACAGAAAAAGAAGCTAAGAGAATAGTGTACGAGATCAGAACTGAGAATCTGGAAATGGATTATCCAGAACAAGATGAATCAGCAGTGCAACAAACTATTGAAAATGGAAATGATATTCCAGGGTTTACCAATACTATCTTAGATACTATCAATACTCCTAAGGAAGCTGCAAAAGCTGGAACTACTGTGTCACAAGTCTCTCTGAATGGGGCTCAAATAACATCTCTTGTAGCAATTGTTCAGAATGTAGCAAGAGGGGAACTACCTTATGACTCTGCTTTAGCCATGATAATTTCAGCTTTTCCGTTTGATGAAAGTAAAGCAAAAGAGATACTTGGCAATGCTGGCAAAGGATTTACTATTGAAGGTGATGAATAAAATTAATTTAGGAGGGATGAAATGATCACTCCATATCAGTTAGATTTATGGTCTTCTAATATGGCTCATCTGTATCAATCGTTAGAAGGTGAATTAATACGTATTATAATCAAACGATTAAATAGCGGGCACGATAATATTTTAGATTGGCAAAGAGAAAAACTGCAACAGTTGCATCTATTTAATAAAGAAACTGCAAAAGTGATTTCTCAAATAACAGGAATTGCTGAATCTGAAATTGAAAGTATGTTTGATAGCTCAGGAGAAAAGATAATCAGAGACTTAGACAAACAACTACCTTACGATCCTAAGCCTTTGCCATCGAACCTAGACAATGTCATGAAAGCTTATCATGATCAAGTATGGTCTGACATAAACAATTATGTGAATCAAACGTTATTATCTACCAATTTTGGTTACGGAACAGCTACCACTCAAATGTACACAGAAATAATTAACAAAACGACTGCTGCATTTAACAGCGGTCTTTTTACATTCGATGAAGCACTAGAAAGAACGATTCAAGGATGGGCTCAAAAAGGTATTAAGTCTACTTTTATTGATAAGGGAGGGCATACATGGAGCCTAGAACGGTATGTTAGAACAGTTTTAAAGTCTACCCTATCAAATACCTATGACACATTAAGAAAAGACCGCATGAGCGAGTATAGTGTCCACACAGTGCTAGTCACAAGCCATATGGGAGCAAGGCAAGCATGTTCAAAGATTCAAGGTCATGTGGTTGACTTACGACCCATGTCTGAATTACCTCCCAATTGGAAATATAGAAGTATTTACGATCCATATTGGCAAGCAGAATATGAAACTGCAGGCGGGCACCGAGGTGTAAATTGTCAACATATGCATATCCCATTTATTCCTAGTGTCAATACAAATAATCAACCTAAATTCAACGAAAAAGAAAATAAAAAGGTTGCGGAGTTAACTAAGAAGCAACGCTACCTAGAACGTCAGATTGTGAAATATAAAAAGAATAGAATGGTCTCAGAAGCTCTCAGACAAGACGAAAACGCAAAAGAGTGGGCGAAGAGAATTAGAGCCGCACAAAGTCGATTGCGTACTCTAGTTGATTCTAATGAGTATTTGAGTAGAAATTACGTAAGAGAGAAGGTATACACACCTATTAATACCTTACTGAAAGATTTTCACTATGATGATTTTTAAGTCTAATCAACGATTAGGCTTTTTTATTTTGCTTAGACCTGCTCGGAAGTCTCTAAAAGACGGCTCACAGTGGGAGTTGCCACTCTAAAAACACTTAGGAGGAAAAGAAAATGAAAAAAGAAGATCTTATCGCTTTAGGAATTGACGAAGAAATTGCTAAATCAGTTATGGCTTTACATGGGAAAACTGTTACGCAGTTAAATGCTCAAGTAGCTACTGCAGAACAAGAACGTGATCAGTTCAAAGAACAGCTTAACTCTAACCAAACAGAACTAGATGCACTTAAAGAAGCTGCAAAAGGTAACGAGGGACTGACTCAACAACTTGCAGATTTACAAAGTAAATTTGATGCTGCCAAATCTGATTCTGAAACAAAACTTGCAGAGCAGCAGAAAGATTTCGCTATCAAGTTAGCTTTAAAAGAAGCGAATGCGCTTGATGAAGAAATTGTGCTTGGTCAACTAGATAAAGACACTATTAAAGTTGTCGACGGTAAATTACAAGGTTTTGAAGAACAATTAAAAGGACTTCAAGAAAGTAAATCATTCTTATTTCAAGAAGCAAAAGACCCTGAACCAACTCCGCCGACACCAACGATTGTTACCCCTGGAAATCCTGCTGGTTCTACAGCGGGTGGTAAAAGTATTGTACAAAAAATTCAAGAAAGATTAGGTGAATAAATATGGCTTTAGTATTAGACTCAAAAGATTTAGCAACCATTGACAAAGAATTTAGAGCTGATTCCCAAGTGTGGGATGTCTTAACACAAGGTGCAAAAAGTATCACTGCAGCTGACTTTGTCGGAGCAAACGAAGTACGTATCAACAAAATGTCAGGATTCGTGGATGCAACACAATACAAACGCAATGGAGAAAATGCACGCAATCAAATTAGTATTGAAAAAGAGACAATCAAGCTTACTCATGAAGACTGGTTCGGTTATGATGTAGATCAATTAGATCAGTCCGAAAGCGCAGCGTTGACTATTAATAATATTGTCACAGAACATAAACGACTAATTACAGTTCCTCATCGTGATAAAGTTGCTGTTCAAGTAATGTATGACAATGCAGGTAAAAAAGTGAACGAAACTTTAACGGAAGACAATATTCTAGCTGCATATGATGCCGCTGAAGAATATATGACTGACAATGAAGTACCTGGTGGCTACGTAATGTTTGTATCAGCAGCTACTTATCGTTTATTAAAAAATGCCAAAGGTGTTAGCAAAACATTCACGACAAACCAAATGTCTATTAATGGAATTGACAGAACAGTAGCTCAGATTGATGGCGGTGTTCCTATTCTAAAAGTAGCGAAAGATCGTTTTTCCGGAATAACTATTGAAGATACACTTAACTTCATTATCGTTCCGCTAACTGCAGTGGCACCTATTGTTAAGTTTGGTACAGTCGACACAGTGCCGGCATCACAAGATCGAAGCGGCTATCGAGATACGATTAAAGGTTTAGATTACTATGATGCTATCGTATTCGATAACGCTAAAAAAGCCATCTATGTTTCTTACGTCCCAAAAGCGTAGCCCCTTCAAGTGTTACGTTGAACAAAACAACACTAACGCTTGAAGTAGGGGCAATTGAAACATTAACGGCAACTGTTTTGCCTGAAAATGCAGCTGATAAATCTGTTCAGTTTTCTTCTAGCAATACAGCAATTGCTACTGTAACTCCTGTACAAGGAAAAGTCACAGGTGTTGCCAAAGGAACAGCTACAATTACTGCGACAACAGTAAATGGTAAAACAGCGACATGCGAAGTTACTGTAACAGAAGCAGGAGGAGGGGCATAGTTCCCTCTTCTTTTAATAAGGAGGGATATTATATGCATTATATTGAATTTGAAGAATTCAAAGATCTTACTGGGAAAACAGATGACTTTAAAGCTGCTTTCGAAAAGCATTTGTCAAAAGCAACTGCTGTTCTAGATAGCATCACTAACTATTTTTATCAATTTAATAAAATTGAGGAAGATCCAATTGGTTTTCGTGTAAAACAATTTAAGCTAGCTTTATGTTCACAAATTATATATTTCGATGAAGTTGGAGCAGATACTTATGAAAGTATCAATAATACACCACAAAGCTTTTCTGCTGGTAGAACAAGTATCTCAAACTCTAGTAGATATAATCCTTCAGGAAAAAATGAGAGTAAATCACTTGTTGCCGAGGATATCTATATTTATTTAGAAGGAACGGGTTTGTTATATCGAGGTGTACTATCATGGTAATGCCTAAACCTCCAGTACAATTTCTAGTGGATTCTTTTATTTATCGAGAATATTTAGGAGAAGGAGACTATAACCAACCTATTTATGGAGATTATGTAACTATCGAAAATTGTCGGATTGACCGAGGAAGTCAGTATTCTTTTTCACCAAGTGGCAAGCAGTTGCTCTATAGTGCAGTAATTTTTTGTTATAAGACTTTAACTACCCCTTTACCGAATTTTAAAGAACAATCATTAGTTATTTATGATGGTAAAGAACATGTCATCACTAAGATCGATACAATTATAGAAGCGTATTCAGATGCTATCTATTCATACGAATTAGAGGTGATTTGATGAGTATTAAAGTTAATCTTGATGGAGTTAGAGCTAAAGTCAGCCCACAGGCTATGAAGCGAGGAAGATACGCATTAGCCAACCAAGCAATGGCTGATATGAACTCATTTGTACCTAAAAAGAATAATATCCTTCGCCAAAGTGCGCATATCAAAAGTGACGGCAGCGCTATTCTGTATGAAACGAAATACGCAAGGAGACAGTTCTATCTAAATGGAAAAAAATATACTACTCCAGGAACAGGTCCAAGATGGGATCTTAAAGCAAAATCACTGTATATGCCTTCTTGGAAAAAAGCGTATCTGAAAGGAGCTGGTATCCAATAATGGATTTTATCGATCGGATAAAAGATAAGATTAATAGTATTCCAGAACTGCCGTTAAAAATGAAAAAAGGCTATCTTTCTGCAGACGAAAGCTTAGTAATTTACCCATTACCAGGCGGGCAAAATCTTGTGGAATACTATGACGGTATTAAAGATATACAACTAAATTTTGAAATTGCGATGAAGTCAAAAGATGGTCATAGAATTGAGCAAACGCTTTGGCTTATCTCTGATTCGTTAGAGCGTGTGTCAGACGTTGCTAGCTCTGATGGATCTTTTGAATTTAACAATTTAACTATAACGAGCAAACCTTTCATCAATGATGCTGATGAACAAGGTTGGTTCGTTTTTTTATTAGATTTTCAAACAAAATTAACCACATTTGAGGGGGAAAATAAATGAGACGCAAAAATGCCTTACAAAGCTATTTTATTCAATTAATTACAACTACTAATGCTGATACACCAAGCGAAGACGGTTGGTTGGAGTTAGCAAAGTGGATTTCCAACGTTGATGATAATTCGAACGAAGAATCTGAAACTACTGGCTACTATGATGGGAACGGCGAAGGGGAGACAGACGTTACTTCTCATCAGTTAGGTTATTCATTTACAGGCTTATACGATGAAGATGATGCTGCGATGGCGGCTATTGAGGGCATGATTGGAAAATCAGGAGATGCTCGGAAAGTGTGGTTCAAAGTAGTGTCTGCATCTGGTAAAAAACAACGTATTGGTAAAGCAACAGTAACAGAGCCAGTTGCTCAGGTCGGCGATGCTACTGCATACGGTGATTTCTCATGCGGTATCGCATTTGATAGCACACCAGAAGCAGAAGATGTTCCTGTTACACACTAATGCACCCCAGAACGTAACTGGGGTTTTGAATGTTGATGGGTCAGTTTCTCTTTCTTGGGATGCAGTGCCCAAAGCAAAATCTTATATTCCACACTATACCGATGCAAATCAAACAGATCCGCACGACGCCAACAAAATGGGATATACGGAAACAAATTCTTGGACGTTATCAGCAGCAGATATGCCACATCTAGAAGCTGGCGATGAAATCCGTTTCTACATCCAAACTTACAACGAGGTTGGCCAAGGGGCTAATGATATCGAGAAAGCACGCTATCTGCAAGATGGTGAATTCTTAGGTTCTGCTTGGTCCAGACCAGTAGTATTAATCAAAAAATAAGTCGAGCTGTCCGTCTGGGCAGCTTTTTTAGGAGGATAACATGACTAACAAATTATCATTTCAAATAGAGAAAAAAGGTTTTCCTATCAATATTGGAGAAGTAGAGTTCTTTTTCGGTACTACTCCAGAAGAACTGACACGTTTTTTTGATACTCAAGCTGAATTTGAGGAACAGGTTAAGGAACTCAAACAACAACTTAAACAAATCAAGAATATCGAACAACCAGAAAAGGAAGATGCTATTAAGATTATTGATCTAACAAAAAGTTTAGCTAAAGCAGAATATGATTCGTTGCTTGGTAAAGGATCATTTGAAAAAATTTATTCTGTTTATCGTGATGTTGAGCAATTAATAGACTTGTTTGATCCGATTTCTTTTGAAGTTGCGGAAGCAATTGAAAAAGAAGCTTTGAAACGTAAAGATACTCTTTCTAAGAAGAAAGCTGATTTATTGAAAAAGAAAGCATTGAAAAATAAGAAAAAGAAGTAGGTGATTAAATGCGGTTAAATGACCCGTTAGTCACTTCGATAGAGTTTGATGGTAAAGAATTACCTATCGATTTAACATTTGATAATGTACTAGATGTTTTTGATATTTTGGAAGATAGTGATTTGTTTCCAGAAGAAAAAGTGAATATGTGTTTAGAACTGTTGATTGGTGACTTTGAAAAATTTTTTCAAGGCTCGTCTGAACAACAGTTTTTGTTATTTAACCACATTTTAGAAAATTATATTTCTGTAGGAAATAGCGATGGTGTTGAAACTGATCGTTTAGGCAATCCTATGCCTAATGCAGTTAAAGAAAAAAAGACCATCAGCCTAGTTCATGATGCTAAATACATCTATGCATCGTTCAGACAAATTGGCATCAATCTATTTGAAGAGCAGGGACGGATGATGTGGGAGGAATTCCAAGCATTGCTTGAGAGTTTGCCAGACGACACCATTCTTGCTCGAATCATCCAGATTAGGACATGGGAACCGAGCAAAGGAGAATCAGCTAAAGAAAAAGAACGCATGAGAAAGCTACAACAAAAATATGCATTGCCTGATTCGGAGGTAGGTGAAGACGATGGCTGATGGAAGAGTAGAGATAGAAGTTGATGTGGATGGCAAAGGCGTTACCATACTTAACAAGGGTCTTGATCAGTTAGAAGGTAAGAGTAATAAAGCAGGAGCCTCAATTAAAAATTTGGTTGTTTCCTTAGGCCTCGTTAAAGTTGCGGCGGCTGCTTTTAATGTTTTAAAGAATTCGCTAGATTCCGCAATTAGCCGTTTCGATACTATGCAAAAATTCCCTAAAGTAATGAAAGCTTTAGGTTTTAGTGCAGAGGACTCTCAGAGATCCATTAACAAATTATCCGATGGAATTGATGGTTTGCCAACTAAATTAGATGATGTTGTAGCAAGTACACAACAAATGACAGCAATCACTGGAGATTTAGATAGATCCACGGACACTGTTTTAGCATTAAACAATGCATTTCTTGCGTCTGGCGCTTCAACAGAAGATGCCAGTCGAGGTATGCAACAGTATAACCAGATGCTTTCGACTGGGCAAGTCGACTTAGAGAGCTGGAAAACTTTACAAGAAACCATGCCCCTTGCTTTGCAAAAAACAGCTGAAGCAATGGGATTTGTCGGGAAATCAGCTCAAAGAGATCTCTATAATGCGCTTAAAGAAGGAACAGTAACATTTGATCAATTCCAAGATAAACTGATTGAGCTAGGAACTGGAACAGGAATGTTGGCAACCTTGGCAAAGGAGAATTCGCTAGGGATCGCTACTTCTTTCGGAAATCTAAGTAATGCTGTTTCTAAAGGTGTAGCTAATCTTATTACTAAGTTTGATGAACTGGTGCAAAAACTTACTGGTAAAACGATTGCTCAAAATATTGATAGTATGAAATCTATTATTAATAAATCATTTGAAGAAATGTCAAAAGTAATGGACATATTGATAGATAATACTGATGATATGATTTCTGCTTTTAAAGGCCTATTAGACATTGTGGAATTGTTAGCTCCAGCTTTTATTGCAGCCACTGGAGCGTATGTAGGCTTCAAAACAGCATTAGCTCTAGGTACATTAATAAGTTTTGTAGGAAAAATCTATGGAGTGATAACGGCCCTAGGTAGTATGGTCAGCATGTTTGGAGTATCTGGAACAGCTTACGCATTGTTATCTGCTATTATTCCAGCTGGTCTGACGGTATTTCAACTACTTTCAGGTGTTATAGGAGCAGCAGTTGCAGCTTTCATCTATTTTTATAAAACAAGTGAAACGTTTCGAAATGGCATAAATAAAACTATTGAAGTTGTAAAATCTGGACTGATTAAGTCATTTGAATATCTAAAAGGAGTCTTTATTTCTATATTACCTACACTTCAAAAAGTAGCTGATACAGTAGGAAACTATCTTGTTAAAGGATTTCAAAAAGTTGTCGAAGTCGGATCAGCAATTGCTTCAGTAGCGGTACCAGCTTTTTTTAATTTTGTTGATGCAGTAAAAAGAATTGTTTCTTCTGGCATAGAAAGATTTGGCTCTACTCTTTCGCAAATAGGCTCTGTATTGTCAGGGATTTTTTCTTCTGGTATAGAATTGGCAGGTAATCTGCTGGAAAAATTCGGAGGAGCTTTTGGTAAAGTCGGCGGAGTAGTTTCTCTAGTTATCGGCATTTTGACTAAAGTAGCAATAGCAGCACTAGGGCTTACTGGTCCATTCGGATTAGCAGTTTCTTTAATTATTTCATTTATATCTGCGTGGGCTAAAACTGGCGATTTTAGTGCAGATGGAATCACAAAAGTGTTTGATCAATTAAGTGAAACAATTAGTAATGTGGCAGATTCTATCTCTCAATATCTCCCGCAAATTATCGAAAGTATTACTTCTGTGATTACAAGTATTGTCGACAAAATAGTTGAAATGTTACCGCAACTAACAGAGATAGCTATACAGCTTATTCAAACATTGACGGATGCAATTGTTACTTATTTGCCTAAATTGATTGAAATAGCCACGAAAATAATAACTACTATTGTACAAGGCATTTCATTAGCTCTTCCCGCACTGCTGTTGGCTGCAACAGAGATAATTACAAAACTCATTTCTGCTTTTGCTGAGCTTCTACCAAAAATTATTGAAGTTGGCACAAATTTGTTAACTATGCTTATTCAAGGGATCGTAGCAGCACTACCTACGATAATTGAAGTTGTCATTCAGATTATTAATACACTGATTGATGGGTTCTTAACAGTACTACCTATGCTTTTAGAAGTTGGATTACAAATCATCACTTCTCTCGTGAATGCGATAATAACTGCATTGCCTCAACTTGTTGAAGCATCTACCGTTATCGTTACTACTTTGCTAACAACAATTATTGAAGCTTTACCGACATTAATTTCTGCAGGAATACAAATGTTAATGGCGCTTATCGGAGGCATAATTTCTATTCTTCCGTTGTTAATAAATGCTGCTATCCAAATCACAATGGCTTTGATTAGTGCATTAATCAGTGCACTTCCGCAAATTATTGCTGCTGGCATTCAGCTGTTATTAGCATTAATACAAGGAATAATCTCGATATTACCACAGTTGGTTGCAGCGGCAATTCAAATCACTATTGCTCTAGTTAATGCGTTGATTAGTGCTTTGCCTCAATTGATATCAGCGGGTATTAAATTGATTGTTGCGTTGGTAGATGGAGTAATCTCAGTACTTCCTCAATTAGTATCAGCTGCTATTCAATTAATGGCTGCTTTGTTCAAAGCTTTAGTAAGTGCTATACCACAACTTTTATCAGCTGGTGTCCAATTGATCAACGCACTTATTAGAGGAATCTTGAGCTTATTGGGACAATTATTATCAGCTGGAGCGAGATTAATTACTGGATTATTGAGTACTATAGCTCAGTTTCTTGGACAAATGGTGAATGCTGGAGCCAATTTAATTAGAAACTTAGTTTCTGGGATTCTTAGTGTGATAGGGTCAGTAACCAGTGCAGTATCTAATATCGGAAACTCTATAATAGATACTTTGAGTGGGATTGATTTATTTGAAATTGGTTCAAACATCATACAAGGATTAATTAACGGTATCGGTTCAATGGTTGGAGCAGTTGCTTCTAAAATTTCTGAAGTAGCTGGAAACATTAAAGACAAAATAACTGGCGCGCTTGGAATTCATTCTCCATCACGTTGGATGAGAGATTACGTTGGTAAGTTTATCCCTCAAGGAATAGCTGTAGGTATCGAAGAAGATGCGAAATCTGCATATTCAGCAATGAATAAACTTTCTAATGGTTTGATGAATTCTATCACGCCAGAATCAGCTCTTGGCACTTCAAGGATGGGGATGGCATCTGTTGGATCACAGATAGTTAATAATACCTACAACAATCAGAAGCAATTTGATGTTGAAAAGCTTGCACAAGTAATTGCAAAACAACCAGTACGGGTCTCAAGTTATTTAGATGGAACTTTAGTAGGGGATAATATGGATCAACGTTTTGGAAAAGTATTGAATCGTAGATCGTACATGAGAGGAGAATAGGTTAATGAATGAGAAAACTCGTGTATATCTTGAATTTTCTGATGAAGTTGTCGAATTGACAAATAATTCTTATCTGAGATTGATTGACATTAATATAGGTATGCCAGTGGCAAAAAATGAGTTTGTGGAATTTTCTGGCACGAATGGAAAGCGTCTTTCGAACAGCGCGTTTGACGCTTTTCCTATTACTCTCTCATTTGATATTCGAAGTAGAGAGCAATCGATGTTTGACTTAGTTTTACAAAAGACGGAACTCCGCGAATTGTTTACTAGAGAACCAGAATTTTATCTAATTTACAGCAAAGAACCAGGCAAAAAATATCGAGTAGTTTATGATTCTATTGACGACGAAAGAAAAGGCGCAATTTACACAAGATATACTGTAAATCTGGGAGCTATCAGAGGATATTCTGAATCCATCGCAACTACTTTAACGGATTTCAATCTAGAGGAAGAATGGCAATTCTCGCAAGGTCTAGTGGCGGAAGATTACAAGTATACGCATCAGACTAGTCACTTCATTATTTACAATGCTGGAAGCTTTGAAATTGATCCACGTGAACATTATCTACGGATCGCATTAGAAGGAGAATCAGAAGGAAATGTGACGATTTTCAATAAAACAACTGGCGATCGATTTATTTACTATCCATCACTTTCTACGAATCTCGGACAGACATTAGTCTTAGATGGCGTGATTCCAAAATTGAACGGTGTAAGTTGTGGAATCAATACGAATCACGGTCTGATCAATTTGGTTGAGGGAGTCAATGAAATCGAGATCCAAAATATTACTCGCGTGAAATCTTCATGGGATTTCCGTTTCTTATATAAGTAGGTGATTGAGTGACTGAGTTAATTATTCGAAATTATGAACAAACCAAAGAAGAAATCCTTGTCGGTTATGACAAGGGTTCTTTTTATGAAAACTGGCAACAAAATGAAACGTGGGAGATTGGCTTTACCGTTACCAGCAATTCGTTGAATCAAGAAGTATTTGATTTAGTCGAATACGAGTCTTCTGTTTTCTACAACGGACAGGAATTTGTAATCAAAGAAATGACTCGTAAAGCACTTGGACAGTTGTTAACGAAACAAGTAGTTGCGACACATATCTATTATACCGTTCAAGATGGCTATCAGTACAACACGGTGACAGGGTCGAGATCTATTAGTCAGTTACTCACGCATGTATTTAGTGCAGGTAGTCGCGGCTTTACATGGGAAGTCATTGATCCAAATAAGAAATTTCTTACAGTCGAACAAGAAAACTTCGGTAATGCGAATTACTTGAAGCTGATCAATGAGATTCTGTCTGACTATAATGCAGTCGTGATTCCGAATAATAAACATCTAACGTTCTATCCTGCTAGTGAGTACGGCCAGCGGACGGAAGAACAGATTCGCTATAAATACAATACAGATGAAGTGTCATTCGATATTGATACGTATTCTTTGAAGACGCAAATCAAAGGTTATGGAAAGTTGAAGGATGGCGCAAATACTGAGAATCCTAAAGATAGTGACTATATATTTACTCCCATCACTTACACAAGCCCTGAATCACAGAAGTGGGGAATCAGGATACAAGATCCTGTTAAAGACGAACGGTATACCGTATCAGGGAACATGCTCGAGCGGTTAAAGACAGACTTGCAAGACTATCCAAGTATTTCGGGATCCGTAACCTTGAAATGGAAAATCAGTCCCAACAAAGGCGATCACGTCCCATTCATTTATGAACCTTTGAATATTAATACGTACATTCAAGTGGTAGGAATCAAGACGTATCCAGCGATACCAAATAAGCCACCAGAAATCACATTGAGCAACACAAAGAAAACAATGACATCGATACTCGCTGAAATGGCACAGAAAGGAGTGATTTGATGGGGTTATTAAAATTAATCAGTAACCGTATCTCTACGGAATGGAAAGAGAAATTTAATAAAAACATTGACTACCTTAATGATCTTGAAAAGAAACTATCTGATCAAGACAAATCAACGAATAGTCGTATTGATAATCTCGTGCTTCATTCAGGCGGAGACTCACCAAACGAAGTAGTGGATGCTCGAATAAATGCTGAAGGTACGATCTATCCAACGCTTTATTCGAGATTATTAGCATTGGATAACCTTTTCAATTTGAATTATACAGAATTAAAGACAAGACAAGATAATCAACAAGGTCAGTTAAATCAACTAAATGTTTCTGTTGGAACTCTTATGGGAGCATACGGCGAAACGCTCGATTTATATGTTGCTAAAACAGGAAGTGATCAAAGTGGGGATGGTACAGAAAAAAATCCATTTCTTACAATTCAAGCTGCTGTAAATCAAATACCGTTATTAACTAGTTCACGAGTAACTATTTGGATTGGCGATGGAGTATACCTTGAAGATGTCGCGATTCGCAATCTCAAAGCAGTTAGCATTACTTTGCGCAGTCGCCAAAGTGTAACAGATGTAACGTCTGACTTAAGTGTTAAAGTTCGCTCCATTTCATTTATTAGCTCTTTAGGTTACCAACAAGTTAATGGAATCGAGTTTGTAGATCAGGCGAATATTTCAGGACAATTAAAGTGTGCAATTTATTCTGAACAGTCTAGTTATTTAGCTGTCTGGAATTGTCGTTTTGCTGAAACTACTTATGGGAAATCAAATCGTTGTTTATTTGCCACAGGAGGTTCAAAAATTGCTACAAACAATAATTACTACCTAAATCAAAACTGTATTGCAGAAGCTAGAAATTTAGCTGACATTAACATTGATCCAAGTGATCAAGGAACTGGAAATGACTATGGTGTAATTGCCGATAACGGAACTGCTAGAATCAAAGTTGTTGGTTCTAAGGTAAAAGCGAATAGAATTGCTGAAGTAAGAAATCAGGGGAATGTCGTTACAGGTAAAATCATTCGCCAAATCACTAATGATGATATTAGCGATCGTGACAATATTACAAACGTTAACGGTACTATTAAACGTGAAGGAGACACAGTCACAATAGCAATCAAGTATGAATGCAATAATTATCCTTCTGATGCTTCTAACACAAGAAATGTTATTTTGGTTCCCGCTGGATTTCAACGTGATCAAAGTTATCCTGCTTACCATCCGTTGGCTTTATATCGCAATGAAACCCAACCTGCTGGCGCAAGGGCAGGCTTAACACAAGCTAGTCGCGTAGTCGCATACTCAGGAAATGGATCATCTTATATTTCAGGTACATGGGTAACGAATGACCCAATACCAATTATTTAAGAAAGGAGGATATAGATGTTTAAAATTAATGAATCGATTATCGTGATTCAAGCAGAAGCAATCAATCCAATTCAGACGAATGTTGTTTTTTGGTCGCATGATCGAGGAACAGCTAAGCTTCGAATGAAGTTAGTTCGGAAAAACGGCGTTCCTCAGAGTCTCCCAGAAGGGACGACTGTTCCAATTCGCTTGATGTTCAAATCTGCAACGGCAGAAGGTGGATATGGAAAACATGACTATCTTGCCACCATCGAAGATCGTGTGAACGGTATTGTGTCTATCGTATTAGAAGATAATATTTTAGGATATGTCGGAAAAGTAGAAGGTAGCGTATATATTGATTTCCCAGACGACCGCTCGTTAGATACAGCTGGTCGTTTTACTTTTGACATCAAACGCAGTTCAATCGATGATAGTACACCAGAACTAGAAGGTTATTACTTCAATGGTTTTAGCCAGACAATCGATAAAATCGAAAAAATTCTAGCTGATGGAAAACAAGAGATTGATCAAAAAATTACGGAATCTGAAACGCAGATTGATGCGAAAGTAAAAGATACAAACGACAAAATCACGAAAGCTAATCAAGATGTCGCAACTCTCAATACTAATATTGATAAGGCAAATAATCGTATTGATCAAACCAATCAGCAAATCAGCGACCTCGGCAAGCTGAAAAAGATGTACAGTAACAGCATCGAATTCGGGGACTATGATTATTCTGGAAGACCTAACTTAGCGCCTAACCTAGATTTTAGCAAGTTTAGTGGTAATGGAATAACAATGACAGAACCATTAGCTTGTTTCAAAGATCACGAAACATATTTAGAACTAGACAGTAGCGATCCTTCAGCGGTCAATACAAGTAGAAATATATATGTACCAAATTGTTCAGCGTTGCTTCCTAATAATACGTATATTATGACAGTACCAATTATGATAAACGCAGATTTTGACGATTTCAGAACGGCTTTTATCTTAAAAACCAGAGATGGAACTGAATTAGGAAAAGTAAACCCACCACGTGAAAATGTAGGGACATGGCAAAACGTGACACAAGTGTTTACTGTACCAAGCAATCTTAAATTTGATAACACTTACTTACAACTTTGGCAACCTATAGAAGGTAACGGCAAACTCTACATTGGTTATGATATTAAGATTGAGAAAGTGAACTCAACGAGTGACACAGCCACACCATACCAGCCAAATCTACTCGATGCACCGTATTATTTGAGTAAGGTGGCTTTGGGTGAGAATATCGCTGATCATACTGCTGTGTTTCCAATAAGTACATCTGATTACCAACTTTATAATAAACGAAACATAGAAAATTATGAAGCTGATCAAACATATACGCTTACGATGAAGGCTACTAAACCTTCTATTCAAAGTTTTAGAGTATTTATCATGAGCGGAACTCAATTAGTTGGAACAATGAGACCAGTGGAGGGTAAAGTAGATGAGTGGGAAATTACATTCACTGTAAGTCAAAGTGCAATTAATAACGGTGCTACTAATATATTGCAAGTATATCAATATCCAAATACATCGCTAGGCGCTGTTAAAATTGAGTGGCTCAAACTAGAAAAAGGCGACACACGAACCCCGAATATTAGTCAATTTAAATACTTTGGTGAAGGATTGAAAGACAGCAACAGTCCAACCGACTACAGCTGGGATATCACACCTGAATATGCTGAAAAAGCTTTAACTAATACTTTAAACCTTACTGATCCACAAACAGCTCTAGGACTAAAAAATTTCAAAGATGGGGCCCAGATCGACGGAGTAGATGTGGCAACAGTTAAAAACTTAGGTAGTGTGTTACAGAGTGGATCTGGTTTGACTACTATTCAATCAGATAAGCAAAGCGCATTTGATGAATTTTCATACGAATTCGAACGTATTGGTGATAGGGTATTCTTTCACGCACGAGTAAAAACAAACTCGACAACAGCCGTAGCTTCACATGTGAATCTACTAGAAATTCCTTTAGGATTTCAGTTTCCTGTTGAATGGACAATTGTAGGGATTCCGTTGTCGGTTGTACAGTGGACTACGCCACAAGGAGAAATCAGCGCTTTGGTAATCACTGATTCAACTGGTAAACAAGTGGTTAAATTTGCAACTAATCGAGTAGGAAATCATTATATTTCAGGAGAATGGCGAACAGCTGATAGTTATCCAGAAACAAAGTAGGAGGGAAATAAATGAAAGATATTTGGAAATACGGACGTACTGGCGGAGAGTATGCAGGAAAAGTATTGGACGATATGCTTGTATCCGTTCCTTACACAGATCAGCCGCCACTTGAAGGATTCCGTGCTGATGGAGAACCGCTAACGATTGCTGATCAGATGTTTGATCCTAAACTGAACCAATGGATTGTGTTAGCGAACGCACTAGATCACAACGATTTAAACAATCTCAAAGCGATGTACGAGGCTCTGGAACATGAAAACGATAACCTAAAGCAGCTCAATGCCAAAATCATGCTAAACGATGTAGCGATTAAACAGGAAAATGCTGCATTGAAAGAAAAAGCGGATAGTTTAGCACAAATCAATTCAAAAATGATGCTTGCTTCGTTACAAAATAGCAAAGATATTTCAGAAATTAAAGAGCAACTAAATCCAGCTTCAAAGGGAGGTGAGTAGTATGTTTAGTTTTAGCGATGTGAAAATGATGTATGATTGGGGCTGTTTTACTGACGATCAAGTTCGTCTATTCGTTCCACTATGCATTACAGACGAAGAAGCAGATAAAATCATTAGCAAAGAAGAGAGCGCATCTTAATTGATGTGCTTTTTATTTTGATTTAAGGAGTTGCAATATGATTAATTTAGGGGAATGGGGAGCGATAGCAGGATCAATAACTGCTATCGTTTCTTTGATTTTATTAGTAATTAGACCGATTGTTGCATCATTTACAAAAATTACGAAAACACTATCACAAGTGAGTTACAACTTAGAACTATTAACAAAAGATTTAGAATCGAGCAAATCAGATCGATTGATGATTCATGAAGAACTGAAAAAACACGACGAAAGATTAGATAAGCATGCAGAAAAATTAGTGGCGCATACGCAACAAATCAAAACTTTATTTAGAGAAAGATCTAGGTAAAAAGAAAGGAGTTAAGAAGAAATGATTTTACCCGATAAGTATTATCAAGTCATTAAATGGACGGTTTTAACAGTATTACCAGCTGCATCTGCTTTAGTAGCCATGTTAGGCAAAGCATATGGATGGAATGGAACAGATATGACAGTACTTACTATCAATGCAGTAGCAACATTTTTAGGCGTTATCACTGGTGTCTCTGCTTATAATTTGAAAAAATAGGAGGAAACAAATGAAAAAGAAAATTACTGTTACTGCGATGAGCCTTTTAACGGCTCTTTTTTTATTGCCAATTAATGGGTTCGCCTATACTATTAACGATGAATATAATCTAGCTCCAAATCAAGGGGATTCAAGATTAGCAATCCCCAACAAAATTATTTTACATGAAACTGGGATAGATGCACCTGCAAGAAACGTAGCCGCCAACATGAAAAATAATTATAACGGAAGTAATCCTTATACTACAGATGTTATTGGTGACGGTGGGATTGTTTACCGTGTGGGTGAGCAAGGATATGTTTCGTGGGGTGCTGGTAACGCCAACCCTTATGCGCCTGTACAGATTGAATTACAGCGCACATATGATAAAGCATTGTTTGAGAAAAACTATCGAGCTTACATTGAATATACAAGAGATAGTGCAAAAAAATATGGAATTCCATCGACTCTTGATCAAGGAACTTCTTTATTTACAAAAGGAATCATTTCTCATTTGTGGGTAACAAATTATATTTGGGGGAATCACACCGATCCATATGGTTACTTATCGCAAATGGGCGTAAGTAAAGAAAAATTAGCATATGATTTAGCTCATGGATTTACCGATGAAAATCCGACAACTTCAGATGATAAACCAGTCATTGATCCAACTAGAGCAGGTGCAGCAAATCCTACGCTGACAGATGGAACAAATTACGCCCACATTGATCAGTTCGGAGAAATCGAAAACGCAAACTTGCATGTGGCTGGATGGCACATTGCTAATTATAAATACGAGTATATTTTCATTATGGACTACAATACTGGAAAAGAACTAGCTAG